TGCGACTCGTTCGCGCGGGCGCGAAGACGCCCGACGACATGGTGCGCGAGCAGGGGTTCGATCCGGACGCGCACTGGGTGGAGTACGCCGAGAATCTCAAGCGGCTCGACGATCTCGGCATCGTGATCGACAGCGACGCGCGAAAGGTGACGCAGGCCGGCCTGACACAGAAGGTCGGCGGCAGTGGGAAGAACGAAGAGCCGGCGGACGATGCTGACCGCGAGATCGACGCGCTGCTACTCGATCAACTCCGATCCGTGACCGGAGGGAAGCAGTGAAGCGATCTGAGAAAGTGCAGGCGATCGTCTCGCTCGCGTTGGCGCAGCTGCAACGCGAGGCAGACGTGACGATTCGCGGCCCGAAGGGCGACGAGGGTCCGCCGGGTCCTCCAGGGAACGACGGTCGGGATGGCATCGACGGTCGGGCCGGAAGAGACGGAATCGACGGCCGAGACGGAGAGCCCGGGCCGAAAGGCGAACCCGGGCGCGATGGAGCACCGGGACTCGCAGGCGCCCAGGGTGAGCGCGGCGAACAAGGTCCGATGGGTCCACGTGGCCCGCAGGGTCCGCCCGGGCCACCCGGCGCGAAGGGCGACACCGGCGATCGCGGCATCAACTGGCGCGGCCCCTGGCGGCATGGCGAGCGCTACGAGCCAAACGACACCGTCGAGTACCAGGGGTCGAGCTGGATCGCGACGTTCAGCACGACGGCGGCCCCTGGCCTCGCGGCTCGCGATTGGGACCTGCTCGCCGAGCGCGGGAAGGACGGGCCGCCGATCGTCCTGGGCGGAGGCAGCGAGGGCGGCGGCGGCGCAGGCGTCTCCGACCACGGCGAGCTCACCGGCCTCGGCGACAACGACCACCCGCAGTACCAGCTGACGTCCGCGAAGGCGCAGGCGAACGGATACGCCTCGCTCGATGCCGGCGGGAAGGTTCCGGACGCACAGATTCCCGACGCGATCGCGCGGGACAGCGAAGTGACCGCGGCGGTCGCCGCGCACGAGGCGGCGGCTGACCCACACACTGGGTACCAACGCGAGAGCGAGAAAGGAAACGCGAACGGGTACGCGTCGCTCGACGGGTCTGGGACGGTCCCGGATGCGCAGATCCCGGCGACGATCGCGCGCGACTCGGAGGTCACGACGGCGATCTCCAACCACGAAGCCGCCGCTGATCCCCACACCGGATACCAGCGCGAGTCGGAGAAAGACGCCGCGAACGGATACGCAGGCCTCGACGCGAATGCGCGGGTGCCGCTCTCCAGGCTGGTGGACATCGCAACCGCGCGGGTCCTCGGCCGATCGACGGCTGGGACCGGCGCTGTCGAGTCGCTGACCGCGGCGCAGGCGACGGCGATTCTCGAAGTGTTCACCGACGCGCTCAAGGGACTCGTGCCCGCGAGCGGCGGCGGCACGACCAACTTCCTGCGCGCGGACGGCACGTGGGCCGCGCCTCCGGGCGGCGGCGGCGGTTCGCCTGGCGGTGCGTCTGGCGACCTGCAGTACAACAACGGCGGCGCGTTTGGCGGGCTGTCGAAGGTGTCGAACAACGGCACCGCCGATCTGGTGCTGGAGGACTACACCACTACGACGCCGGGCGCCCCCTCTGGCGGCATAACGCCGTTCTCGCGGCTGAGAGCCGGACGCCGACATTTGTCCGTGCGCGAGCCGAACGGCGGCACGTTGGAGGAGATGCAGCCGCACTTCGTGACGAAGGGAATCGGAATGATGATTCCCGGGCCCGGGCAGACGTCGCTTACGACAATCGGGATGCCAGCGATTACGACTCTGGCGACGGCCACCGCACGCACGCCGGCCAGCACTAACCTGCTCTCCTCTCTTCGCCGCGTCGGACAGGTTAGCGCGACTACCGCTGGATCGTCTGCTGGGTATCGGGGGAACACGGCATTCATCTGGCGTGGCAACGCCGCTGGGCTCGGCGGGTTTCATTGCGTGTTTCGCTTCGGAATCGCACAGGTTCAGACGGACATGCGGTGGTTCGTCGGGCTCTACGACGCCGCGAACATCGGAAACGTAAATCCGTCCTCTCTCGTGAACATGGTCGGCGTCGGAATCGACTCTGGTCAGACGACCGTGAGGATGTTTCGAAACGACGGATCCGGAACTGCGACCGCTGTGGATCTCGGCGCGAGCTTCCCGGCGACGACAGCGAACGTTGTCTACGAGCTTCGACTCTACTGTGCTCCGAACGGCGGCGAGGTCTTCTACTCGCTCGAACGTCTGGACAGCGCTGCGTTCACAGAGGGATCAGTGACAACGGACCTGTTCGCGGACACATCGTTCCGGACGCCTCACTTCTGGATCAACAACGGAACGACGGCCGCGGCGGTTGCGCTCGACATGATCGGCGGGTACTTCGAGGCGGACTTCTAGCGCTTCCAAAATCGGCGGAAGCAAGCGCACCGAACCTGCGCCGCCACCCGTTGGTGTGTCCGCAGAGTGACCACGGAGTGCCCCCCGGGGCACTTCTGCGACGGATTTCTTACGTGCAGATCTTCCAGACCCCACGCTCTCCGCGTAAAGCGGAGAGTAGATGCCGGCGCCGAGCGACGTAGGACGAGTCGAGGAAACGCGGGAAATCCCCGCGCTCGAGATCCGCGCGGCCGTTCGACCTGGAAGCATCAACACCGAGAAGCGAACCGTCGATGTCGTGTGGTCGACAGGCGCGCGCGTGCTCCGCGGCTTCTACGACCGCTTCTGGGAGGAGCTGTCGCTCGATCCCAAGCACGTTCGCATGGAGCGGCTCGAGAGCGGGCGAGCACCGCTCATCGACAACCACTATGGCGAGGAGCTCGGCGTCGTCGAGACCGCGCGCCTGGACGGCAAGGAAGGAACCGCGCGGGTTCGCTTCGCGAAGGCCGAGGACGATCCGGAAGCCGACCGACGCTTCAGGAAGATTCAGGACGGGATCGGCCTGAACGTGAGCGTCGGCTACAAGGTCCACCGCTTCGAGCGCGTGGGCGAAGCGCCAGGACCCGACGGTCACAGCATCCCAGTCATGCGAGCGACGGACTGGACGCCGTATGAGATTTCTTTCGTGACGATTCCGGCCGAGACCGGCGCTCACGTGCGCAGCCTCTTCGATGCGCGTGCATCGAACCCCTGCACTTTCATCACCCGCGAGGAGCCGAGAATGGATCCGATCAAGCCCGAGACCACCACGACCACCACGCCGGCGAACCCGGCCACGCCGGTCGTCGACGCCGCTCGCGAAGCGGAGATCCGGGCCGAGGCGATTCGCACGGAGCGTGAGCGTCAGACCGGCATTCGCACGGCGGTCCGCGCGGTGAAGCTCGACGACAAGTTCGCCGAGACGCTGATCGCGGACGAGAAGATGACCCTCGACGCGGCCCGCGCGGCGATCATCGGCGAGCTCGCGAAGCGGGACGAGGAGATCCCGACGCGGCAGCACGTGCGCGCGGAGATCACCGACGACAAGGCCGACAAGTGGCTGCGTGGTGCCACTGCGTGGCTCATCCAGCGCGCGGGCCTCGCCGACACGATTCGCGCGGCGATGAAGATCAAGCCCGAGTCCTGGAAGGGCGTCGAGCTCGACCCCGGCGAGTTCCGCGGCATGTCGCTGCGCGACCTCGCGCGCGAGTCGCTCGAGCGCCACGGCATCCGCACGCGCGGTCTCGACAGCATGGAACTGGTCGGCACGGCCTTCACGCGCGGCGGCTACAACACGACGAGCGACTTCGCGGTCCTGCTCGAGAACGTGATGCACAAGTCGCTGCTCGCGGCGTACCAGACCACGCCCGACACGTGGACGCGCTTCTGCGCGACCGACACCGCGAGCGACTTCCGCGACAAGACCCTCTACCGCACGGGCTCGTTCGGGAAGCTCGACAAGGTCAGCGAGCACGGCGAGTTCAAGAACAAGTCGATTCCCGACGGCTCGAAGGAGAAGGTCGCGCTGCAGACGTGGGGCAACATCATCGGGCTCTCGCGCCAGGCGATCGTGAACGACGACATGAGCGTCTTCGTTCGCCTCCCGAGCCAGTGGGGTCGCGCGGCGAAGCTGACCGTCGAGATGGAGGTCTACGCCACTCTCGCGCTCAACTCGAACCTCGGTCCGACGATGAACGACGGGAACCCGCTCTTCCACGGGAGGACCAACGTCGACAACATCACGACCGGCGCAGCCCTCGCCGCGGCGGCGATCGACACCGACCGCGTGCGCATGGGCGGCTACAAGGACATCTCCGGAAACGAGATCCTCGAGATCCGTCCGGCGATCCTGCTCGTGCCCCTCTCCCTCGGCGGTACGGCGCGGGTGATCAACGAGTCGCAGTACGACCCGGACACGGTCGCCAACAAGGCGCAGATGAAGCCCAACCTCGTGCGCGGTCTCTTCCGCGACGTGGTGGACTCCGCTCGCCTGTCCGGCACCCGTCGCTACCTCTTCGCCGATCCCGCCGTCGCGCCCGCGCTCGTCGTGCTGTTCCTCGACGGGCAGCAGGAGCCGGTCATGGAGTCGAAGGACGGATGGCGCACGGACGGAACGGAGTGGAAGGTCCGCCTCGACTTCGCGGTCGACGGTCTCGATCCGGCCGGCTGCCTCACCAACGCGGGCGCGTAAGGCGCCGACCCAGGAGAACACGGAACCATGGACAACTTCATCCAGCCCGGCGACGTCGTCACCCTCACCCCCACCGTCGAGGTCGCGTCGGGAGAAGGCGCCCTGGTCGGAAAGATCTTCGGCGTCGCGACCGCGTTGGTGGCCGCGAACAAGGCCGGCGAGTTCTACACGACTGGCGTGTTCAAGCTCGCCAAGCTCAACACCTCGGTCTGGGTGCAGGGCCAGAAGGTGTACTGGGACGAGGCGAACCAGCGCTGCGATGGCGCCGAGGTCGGGCCGTGCATCGGGACCGCGACGGAAGCCGCGGCCAACCCCACGACAACCGGCCTCGTGAAGCTCAACGGCACGGTGTCGCAGCACGAGGCGATCGGAAACCTGAAGGCGGCGACGTCCAAGAACACCGCGGGCGCCGTGACCCTCACGATCGCGGAGCTGCTCACCGGCGTGGTGGTGGCCGACCCGAACGGCGCGGGCCGGACGTACACCCTGCCGACCGCGGCTGACCTCGTCGCGGGCGTGAAAGGCGCGCAGATCGGCGACGTGATCCGCTGCCTGATCGTCAACGGCGCGGACGCGGCGGAGACGATCACCCTCGCGGCCGGCACCGGCGGAGACTTCGACGCGAACCAGACAGCTGGCAGCAGGGTCATTCCGCAGAACGCCAGCAAGTTCGTCCACATCCGCATCACGAACGTCACGGCGGCGAGCGAGGCGTACGTCGTCTACGCGTGAACGATGGCATGGACCGACGACCTTGCGCGCACGGACAAAGCTGCCCGGAAGATTCTGGGTAGCGACGTCCTCTACACGCCAGGCGTCGGCAGCGCGGTCACAGTCAGGGGCGTCTTCGATGAGCGCCACCGGCTGCCGGGTGGCCCGAGCGAGATCGACGTCGATCGCGGCTGGGGTCCGGCGGTCTTCCTGACCCTCGCTGATCTCCCAACGGATCCGGAGACCGACACCGCGACGATCACGATCGGTGGCGTCGCGTATACCGTCCACGAGACGCACAAGGACGGTCTCGGCGGCGTGCTGTGCCTCCTCAACAAGGTAGGGGCCTGAGTCATGCCGCGCATGACCATCAACGCGAGGATCGACGGGCTGATTGCGCGGATGGATCGCATCGGCAACCGGCTGGACCGCGCGTCGACCACTGAGGTGGCGACTGCGGCGTACGCCATCAACGCGGACGCGAAGCGCCGCGCCCCAGTGAAGACCGGAGAGCTGCGCGATTCGATCGGAGTGCGCTTCGAGGACGGCGGACGCACCGCGATCATCGGGACGTCCGTCTCGTACGCGCGATTCCAGAAACCCTTTCTGCAGCCGGCGTATCGCGTCGAGCGTAAGAAGCTGCTCGACCGACTGTCCGCTCGGCTCGACGAAGCGGTGGGCTGATGGCGGGCTCGGCCTGGCTCGCCGCTCGCTCCGCGATCCACACGAGGCTGTGGACCGACGCGACTCTGCTCACTCTGCTGGGCGCGCACCCTTCCGATGCGACCAAGGCAAAGGTGTTCGACGGAGAACCCGCGAAGCTCCCGGACGCGCCGTTCGTCGTCGTTGGGGAAGCGACCGAGGATCCGAACAACCGCATGGGCGGAAAGGTCGGTAGGTCGCTCGTGGTGTTCATCCACGCGTGGAGCAAGAAGTCGACGGACCAGCAGCGTGATCAGGTCGCGGACCGTGTCGACGAGCTCCTCGACAACTACCTCTCGCTGTCGGTCACCGGATATGCCGTCGAGCGGCTCGACATGGAGAGCCTGCAGTACCTGACGGACTCGCCAGTTGGCGGAGTCTGGACGCCGCTCCGTCACGCGGTCGCTCGCTACCGCCTCGACCTGGTGGAGGCGTGATGAAGCGCGTGCCCGACTCGCTCATCCGCGCCGGTATGGCCGCGCGCACCGCGCTCGAGGCGGCGCTCCAGATGCAGGAGTCCTACCTCGCGCAGCTCGATGAGTGGATAGCCGCCGGCGAGTCGCAGGAGCCGGCTCCCGAATTCCCGCCGGTAGACGGCTGTACGCATCCAATCGAGAAACGTCAGGACACGTCCACTCCGGGGCATCCGCACTCGTTCTTCTGCCGCGGATGTCGGCGCACGAGTGAAGAGCTCGCCGAGCTGAAAGGGAAAGGCTGATGCCCGGAACCAGCGCACGCAACGCGGCCATCGGCGTCAACGCCGTCGACCTCTCCGGCTACTTCCGCGCCGTGGAAGCGATGTGGGAAATCGAGATGGACGACACGACCACCTTCGGCGCGACGCGGGTGGCCAAGTCGTGGACGCTGCTCCTGGAGATCGCAACTCTGATCTTCACGGGCTTCTGGGACGCGACTGCCACAGTCGGCGTGAACGCGGTGCTCAAGGCAGCGTTCGCCGCGGCGACCCAGTCGATCGTCACCTGGTGGCCCACTGGCGATGCCGTCGGATCCCACGGCGTCGCGATGCTGGCCGACCTCGGCACGAAGAAGCGCGAGGGGGCTGTCGACAAGGCCATCACCATCGGCGCCGAGTTCAAGAGCAGCGTCGGCGAGGAAGAGGTGGTCAGCCTCCACGCGCTCACGCAAGAGACCTCGGACGGCAACGGCACGATCGTCGACAACGGCGCGGCTACGACGAACGGGGGCTCGGCATATCTAGAGGTCTCAGACATCACCACGGACATCACGGTGACGCTGCGCCACTCGACGGACAACTTCGGCGCGAACGACGTACTGCTCGGATCCTTCACGATCGTTGCCGCTGACCGGACAACGCAGCGCATCGCGCTCACCGGAACGATCAACCGCTACGTCCGCGCCGTCTGGGATCTCACGGGCAACTCGACCTTCCGAGTCGGCCTGCATCGCAAACCTTAGGAGGGCTGACCATGCCCGGCACTTCCGCACGCAACCACTACTTCAACCTCGACAACGCGGCCGGATCTCCACAGGACCTCTCTGCGGAGGTCCAGTCCGTCGACGCGAACGACGAGACCGGCCTTGAGGACTCGACCACGTTCGGCGCAACCCGGACGGCGAAGTCCAGCACAGTCACGCTGACCGAGGGCGGCTTCACGATCCGCGGCTTCTTCTCGACGACGCTGCACGGGCACCTCAAGGCGGTGAAGCGCGGCCTGACCGCCGGCGGATCGCTCACTTTCATCCTCGGACCGACCGGTTCGACGGCTGGAATGCAGCGTGTCACCGGCGAGTGCTACATGAAGTCGCTGAAGCGATCGGGCGAAGTGAACGGCCTGCTCGTGATGGAGGCCGAGTTCGTCTACGACGGCACCATCACCGAGGACACATTTTAGGGTCATGCGTCGGCTGACCCTGGAAGAGCAGATCGAGGCCGGACTCCCGAGCGATCGGGACCCGGTTTCGTGCTGGCTCTGGACGAAGAAGCTCTGGGCGCGTGGCTACGGCCGCGTCTTCGTCAAGGGCAAGAGCAAGCTCGCGCACCGGATGTACCTCGAGCTGCTCGGCGTGCAGATCCCCCATGGGTTCGAGGTCCATCACAAATGCCGCAATCGGGCGTGCATGAACCCGGCACACCTGCAGGTGCTGTCGCCTGAGGATCACGACGGCCAGCACCTCGATCGTGGCGAAGCTCGTGGGCGCCAGCAGACGGCGAAAACGCACTGTCCAAGCGGTCACCCGTACGACGCCAAGAACACGTACCACTGGCGCGGATTTCGGATGTGCCGAGCCTGCCACGCCGGCGACCGCCATCCGTCGCGCGTGGGCATCCGATCGAAGGAACTACACCCGTGACTCGCACCCAGGCTCAGAAGGCGTTCGAGCAGGAGCGCGTGCCCTTCACGTTCGACGGCGTGGAGTTCGAGGCACTGGAGCCGTCGCTCGCGCTCCGCGTCGCCCTGTCGAAGGAGGCCGGGCTTGCCGCCGACCTCCCACTGGTGGCGGCGGTTGTGGTCCTGCCGGGAACGAGGGAGCAGGTCTTCCCGAAGCCTTCCGACGTCCTCGAGAGCAGCGGCAGCAAGGCGGCGCGCCTGATCGAGCAAGTGAAGGGGATCTGTGCGCGATGGGAGCCGCCCAAACCGCAACCGAAGAAGGTCGACACGACTCCGATGGAGGTCCCCGAGTCCGCGAAGGCGGCGGCCGATGCCATCGCGCGCGGTGAGCAGCCGAAGCCCTGAGTGAGAAAGGAGGTGTTCGATGGCCGACCAGGAAAAGCTCCTCGTCAAGATCGCCGCCGACATCTCCGAGCTCAAGACGGGGATGCGCCAGGCGAAGGACGAGGTCTCGAAGTTCAACGACACGATCAAGGGCCTGCAGATCGGCGCGGCGGCCCTCGTCGCTGGACAGAAGATCGTCGGATTCCTGAAGGATTCGGCGGCGGCGGCGGCAGAGGCTGAGGCGGTCACTGCGAAGCTGACGCAGGCGCTCCGTCAGCAGGGCGTCACCTCGACCGACGTCCGCGACGGGATCCTCGAGTACTCGAAGGCCCTGCAGAAGCAGTCGGTGCACGGCGACGAGGCCATCACCGGCGTGCAGACGACTCTCGTGCAGCTCGGGCGGCTCGAGGGCGAGGGGCTTCGCGCGGCAACGCAGGCCACGCTCGATCTCGCGGCGGGCTTGGGAGTCGACCTGACGACGGCGGCCAACCTCGTCGGCAAAGCGGCAGCCGGATCAACGGCGTCGTTCTCGCGCTACGGCCTGGTGGTGAAGTCGACCGGCGACAAGGCGCGCGACTTCCAGGGCATCCTCGACCAGATCAGTTCCCGCTTCGGAGGCCAGGCGCGGACCGAGGCGGAGACGTACTCGGGGAGCGTGAAACAGCTGCGCGAGAGCTTCGGCGATCTTCAGGAGGAGATCGGAAATCGACTGACGCCGATCCTTGGGACCGCAGCGAGCCAGTGGACGGAGTGGATCCGATCGTTCACGCGATGGATCGACGCCGGCAAGGACGCCAGCGACGCCACCGACCTCGGCGCTCAGACCGCGGACAAGCTTCAGGTCGTCTACGACAAGCTTTCGAAGGACATCGACCGCGCGAGCCGCGGAATCCATGACCTCACGCAGGAGGAGATGGACCTCGTCAAGGCGGAGACCGGTGTCGGGGTCGCTTACAAGGACATCAACGGAGACCTCGGCACGCGGCTTGTTCTTATCAAGAACGCGATCGATCGCAACCGTGAGTACTCCGACTCCCTCAAGCTCCTGAGGGTCGAGAACGAGATCAAGAATCCGACGCCGAAGCCGGTGGATCCTGTCGATCCGCAGGCCGCCGAGAAGGCTCGCAGGCTCGCCGAGGAAATCGAGCGGGTGGTGCGCGCCGCGGACGACGACCGGCTACAGAAGTTCGCCGACCGGATCAACGCGGTCGCGGAGCGCGCAGCGCAGCAGTCCCTCGACAACTTCTTCGCGCTCCCAATCGAGGGCGCGACCGAACTGGAGCGGCAGCTGCGCGGGCTCGAGGACGAGTACCGGACTTTCGTCGAGGACGTCCAGGCCGCAGAGCGCGGAGAGGGTCCGATCCCCGAGAACTGGATCGGACGGACCGAGGAGTACAAGCAGAAGATCCACGAGCTCCGCCAGGCCGTGAAGCAGCAGTCCGAGGACGAGAAGAAGGCCGCGGAGGAACGCCGCGCGCAGATGGCCGCCGACCGCGAAGCGATGCGCCAGCAGGAGGAGGTCTACCGCTCCCTCGGCGACGCGGTTGCCAGCGTCTTCCAGGACGTAGCGCTCGAGGGCGAAGACATGGGCGAGGCGGTGAAGCAGGCCCTCCGCGCGATCGCCATGGATCTCGTCCGCATCGCGATCGCCCGCATCATTGCCAACGCGGGCGTCACCGGATCGAACGTCGCCGCGCGAGACTCCACGACCTCGGGTATGGCCGGTGTGGCGACAGGTCTCGCCGCATTCGCCATGGTAGCCGCCATGGCCGGGAAGATCCCGAAGTTCGCCGAGGGCGGCGTCGTAGGCGGGCGTCTCGGGAAGAACGACCCGAACCTGATCCGGGTGAACCGCGGCGAGGAGATCGTCCGAGAGGACGACCCTCGACACGTCAACAACATCTCATCCTCGGTGGGAGGTGGCGACACGTTCAACTTCCACTTCAACTCGGTGCTGCCGCCTGACCAGGTGCAGCTCCGTCAGGTCCTCCGCGACGTGCTGGCGCCGGAGTTCCTGAACCTCGCGCGTCAGCGAATGATCTAGGAGGGGCCGTGGCTTGGAGCAGCGCGGGCCTCTCGGCCCAGGAGACAGCGGACTTCGCGGCCGACTTCCCGATCCTCATCGGGACTAACCCTGGCGACAACCTCGTAGACGCGCGCTGGAACGCAACGGGCTCGCTCGCCGATGCGGACGCGAGCGCGTCGGGTTACCCGGCAACGCTGGGGATGGACCGCAAGGGAAACCACCTCACGAAGCCGGCGACCGCAGGGACCACGCGCTACTGGATGGCGGACCTCGGCGCCTCGCCGCCGGACTTCGACGTCGCCATCCTCTTCAAGCACAACATGGGGACGATCGGGTCTGGGACGGCCGTGCTGCAGATCGCGGACAACAACGCCTTCAGCACGAACCTCCAGACCATCGGAACGTTCGATCCGAACCCGGACGGCGAGAACACCCGTCAGGTTCTCACCACGCTGAAGCACACCGGCAGCGACCCGCTGCGCTACTCCGGCGCGCGGTACGTGCGTCTCAACTTCACTTTCGGGACCTCGCAGACCCCGCAGTTCGGCGAGCTCTGGCTTGGACGCCGGCGGCAGCTCAGCAAGGCGATGCTCCTCTCGGACTACGACAACGAGGAGGAGGAGACCTCCCGTCGCGAGTTCCAGGCGGACGACGGGAACACCACCATCTACGGCCTCGGTGACCGGCGCCGTGTCGTGCGTGCCGTCTTCTCCCTAGGCACCGGCAACTCCGGAGAGGCCGGGGTCATCAAGTCCTTCTGGTCGGACTGCGGTGGGAAGCGGCCCGCTGTCCTCATGCTGCAGCCGAGCACGGCACCCGAGACGACCACGATGATCGTGATCCCGCCGGCGAGTCTCGTCCGACCGATCCGCTCCATCCCGTCGACGGGATGGACCAAGCGCAAGTGGGCCGTGGAATTCCGCGAAGCCGACACCTTCCTGGCGAACGACTGACATGCCGGTCCCCAACACCACATGGCAACGAGTCTTCCGCCGCGCCGGCATCACGCCGGTGCTGCTCGTTCAGATCGACCTGGACGGCTCCACATCCAGGAAGTTCGTCAGCGGCGATGAGCCGCTCTTCGGGTACCAGCCGCTCGTGGCGAACTGCCAGGCGATGGCCGCGCGCGTGGATCCGATCTCGCGGAAGGTTCAGGCAGGCGACGTAACCATCACCTTCAAGGACAGCAAGGTCCTGCAGAAGCTCGTGAAGGACGAGCCGCTGAAGGGGCACCGGGTAAAGGTGTTCCTCGGTTGCGAGGAGCTCACGAACGAATCGGACTGGTACCAGGTTTTCGCCGGCGCCGTCGATGACGTGTTGCCGGGTCCACACAGGACGTCGATCGCAGTTCACGTGCTCGACGCGTTCGGGCTCATCACCGATCTGAACATCTCTTTCATCGTCGACGCGATCCACCCGCTCGAGGCGATCGAGCAACTCCTGACGCAGATGGGAGTCGCTGCGGAGCTGATCGACACGGATTCGCTCAACCCGGACCACCCGAACTACGCCGACAACGTCGGCCACTGGTTGGTGACGCGTCAGGACAACGCCGCGCACGGAGACCTGCGCGCACAGCTGACGCCATTCCCGGGGCTCAAGGCGATCGAGGAAGCGGCCGTCCTCATGAACGGCGGCCTCGTCCCGACGAACGACGGGAAGATCCGTTTCGCTCGCTACAACCACTCGGCCGCGGCGGTCGCCACCTGGGACAAGTCCGTGATCCGCGGCATGCGTCAGAAGGAATCGACGCGAACGCTGATCAACCACGCGAACCTGCTGTTCGGATGGACTGGCGGAGGTGACCCCACGACGGTCGAGAGCGGCACTCCGTGGGCGCCTCACCAGTCGAACGGAACGGGTGAGTTCCGCTACGCGGTTTCGCTCAAGGACAAC